AGATTACAATCTGTTGACCAATTTCGAAGTTGGTCACATCGTTAGCCTCTTTCAAAGTGATGACCGTGGTAGCTGCTTCAGAGGGCTCAGCAAATGCCTGGCCAATTGCACCACTACCGTCTCGGTAAAGAGCGATAGCAAGTGAGCGGGTCAAACTGTTGATGGCGCCGTCGATTTCAGTCGTAGCAGCCTCCATGAATGCGTTAGCGTTGCCTTTGGATGCTTCCAGAGTTTCGTTGTCGATTGTGGCAATTGCGTAGTCTTTCACGCGGGTCAAGACAAAGTCATCGATCTGGCTAGAACTAGAAGCGCCCAAAGTTTGAGCAGTTGCGAAAGTAGCCGACCGACCTTGTGGGTTACCATATATCGTTGGGATTGGGAGGTTCTTACCGCCAAACGACTCATACTTGGATACAAGGGCCAAGAAGGGGTTGTCTTTATACACCATATTCATGACCATGTCACTGGTATAGTGTTGTTTCAGAGCGGCATCAAAACTTGTCATATCTAGAGCCATTTAGGTCTCTCCTTAAAGTGAGTTGGTCATCAAGTCCACTTGATGAGTTTTGCAGCTTGAGCCAGAGACTCCTCTGGGCTTAATCGTCGCTGCTGGGTGTTGGAAACTGGATTGGCAGTGGCTGCTCCTGTGAGGGTCGGCGATGGCTGTTTACCGTTCTCTTGGCTAGGCTGGAACAATTTACCAACTTTCTTGGTCTTTGCAGCTATTTGGAGCTGCTGGTACAGATAGTTTTCTACATAATCGCAAGCATCTTTCATCGGAATTTCGATTTGATGCTCCTTATAGTAGTCAACCATAAAATCAAACACGCTGTCCTGCGCTTTGTATTCGCCTATTAGCTCGTAGGCGTCGGGGTCTTGGCTTATAAACGAGGACAATCCGCGTTTAAATTCGTTAATTGTGGCGTCTGTCTCTTTGTCCGCCGCAGCCTGTTTCATTGCCTCAATTTCGCTTTTTAGGAGCGATAAAGGATCATCAGCCTTAGGCTCTGGGAAAGCCCACTCCTCGTCTTTGGCTCCAAGGTATTCCTTGAGTTTAGATCGATCGGACTTCCATAGATTGGCCAGTTCAGCCTTCGGGATCATGCCCTCCTTCTCACGTTTGAATGCTTCGATCTGCTGCTGAATAGCCCGCTCTTTGCGGGACAGGGCGGCTAGTCGAGTGTCAAACTGCGGGTCTTGGGGGGCTGCTACTTGGGCCTCGGGGGCGGCGGTAGCGGCATCAACAGGGGCACTTACGGCGATTTCTGCGCTCATCTCTATCTCCTAATTTGAGCGATTAATTCAACCTGCTACCATTGGGGCGGCGGGCATTAGATCTGATCTTGGCTTGAGCTCAGGCCGGGCGGATGGGGCCATAGGGGCCAATGCTGGGTCCGGTTCGGGCGCCGGCATCATTGCCTTTATGGTCTCTCTCCAGCGCGTCAGGAGCTCGATATTTTGCTCCGGATATCCGTTCAACCGGGCATCAATGAGACGCTGCTGAGAGGTTTGGAGGGCCTCTTGCAGGTTCATTTCAGGCTCGGGGGACTCCCACTGGCCCTTAAAGAGGATGTTGTCGATCATTTTGGCAGTCAAGTCCGTACTCGACAGCTCTTGGCTCATTTCCGCAGACAAGTCAGGGAAGTCAAGCAGCTTCATGCCCACTTCCTTGGTTAAAAAGCCGGCTTGGATGAGTTCCTGAACCTTGGCTAGGCGGCCTGCTGGTTGGGTAGGCAGGATGTTCGCGGCGAAGCATCGAAGGACATAGGAATCGGCCTCCATATCGACCTCTTTCCACTTAATCGTGTCCATAAATTGCTTACCGGCTACTTGAACCTTAGCATCCATACCCATACCCACCATATCTTTAGTGAGTTCAATAACAATCTTAGTTGCCTCGAGAAAGAATTCCTCCCATCGTTGGCCGACTACTTGGAATCGCTCGGACTCGATGTCTTGGTATTCTCTAAGTGCGACAGCTGACTCAAGCCCGGCTGGTTTTTGAGCGTTTGCAGAAAGCTGGCTAATTCCTGTCTGCTCATAAGCCGACTTGATGAGCCAACGCAAATGTTCATAGATCTCAGACGACATTGCGGCTGGTGTAAAAAATTCGGGCTTTGCACCAGTATACTTGACCACTGACCCAATTTCGTTGTTGATATGGGACGCAGAGACAACTGAACCATTCTGGACCCACACCCGGGGCACTGCAACAAGGTGCTGGGCAAGTTGAATGTTTCGAAGTAGCCGACCAATTTCGAGTTGAGTTCCAAACAATTCTTCGGTAAGACCCATTCCCCAGAACCCGGCAACACGACTAGTCCAGGACCAGAATACGAACGGGAACCACGACTTAGTATACTTTTCAGCAAAGAGAGTAACGTTGTCCAGACAGATTGTATGCTTACCATCGGTAGCCTCTTTGGATGAGGGTAAGTGCCAACTCTCGACTACCCGGACCAGGTCGGGGGTGCCTGATTGTCTGGGGGCCGTAGCGAATGCCAAAGGAGCGTCCATGATGTCAGAAGTATGATGAGGAAACATCTCAATCAGGACGTCTCGACTCAAATATTTCTTTTGGTGGATTTGGCGGGGCTTGCCGTACACTGCCTCGGCGTCATCTACAATGATCTCATCGGGCAGGACTCGCTCACAGGTCACCATTCCGGCGTCTTGGTCAATAAAAATTTTCATCGCGCCCGTACCGAATATACAACCGTCCCGGAATACCGCAGCCGCCTTAGCGTACATACCCATAAGATCGAATTGTCCGTCCATGTACTGGGTAAGTTTTTTGGCTTTGGCTTGTTGCTTATAGTTGCCGTCTTCAGTCAAGAACATAGGGCGGGGCTTGGATTTGCCGATCTTGGAGGTGGCAGTATCCACACAGGATTTGACCACATTGACTGCTGGGCAATCTTTGAGACCTGAGTTGCCTATTGAGCTATTTGCCACCCCATTAAAGAATCCGAGGGGGGCTTGATTTTGGTACATCCGGGCAAACTGCAGCCATTGTAGGCGGCGGGCCCCCTGATCTTGTTCAAGAGAGCGTAAGTAGCCGAATATATGCTGGTGAATTTCCTTTTCGGGCTCTCCCCACCAGCGCGGATTAGCGCGCATGGCCTGTTGAGCCGTCTTATTGTAGGTAATTACTGGAATATCGGCCATTTACTGCCTCATAATTTGGTTGTTTCGGAGTAGAGGAGGGCGTCTAGCTCCTCGGGAGTCATTTCGGGGGGAGGAACTATTACGGTTGGCTTAGCCTCAAATACCGTAGGTGCCGGCACAGTCCCCGCAGGAAACTGAACATGAAGATCTCCCATCCATATGGCTTCGACCCCCCGCTGACGCAATTGATCAATAAATTGGATGATTTCTGCGCTTTTGTTCAAAATTGCATCCATTCGCTCTCCTGGTCTTTCTTTTGTTGTTCTTCGTGGGCTTGTGTGTCCCACCACAGATCAATGACTTCTGTCTGGTTTAGTATGGGGGGCTTTGGCCGCGCCACATAGTTATAAGACCATCGCCACATATAGAGGGCGGCATCCGCAGCATGGTTCTCACACCCGGAGTGCTCGACCCAGTTGCCAGCCTTGCGTTGCTTGTCATCCCAGATCAGCAGCCCCCACTCGTCGGTGAGTGCCTCACATCCAGGCAGCGCCTTAATCTTGCCGGTCTGAAGGTCGGTATTCATAAGTTCGATGAAATCTCGCTTATGTGTCTTTTCCGTTGCGGTAAGGGGCAGGGAGTAGCGCTGCTTCATTTCTTCCACGGCCTGTTTAGCCGCGCCATCAACCACAACAGCCGTGATGGTATGGCTACGCATGTATCCCTGAATACGTTCAGCTACTTCCGTGAGTAGCATTTTGGTTTCTTTGTGTACCGAGACAATATAGAGATTGGGGTCATGGAATGAGTATGCGCCAAGTACGAACGCGGTGGAATCCTCATATCCCAAGTCAACACCAAGCACGTAATGAAATACATGATCCAAGGGCAAGGATCGCGCCGAGTTTTGGATTGGGGAAAATTTATACACGAGTGCGGAAAGGTCGACATACCACTCTCCAAGATAATGTTGCCGGAAGCGGGGAGTTAGCTCGATCCCTGGCTGATGCTCCATGAGGAAATCGATTTCTTCTTTCCATTGAACCCGTATATGTGGGTTGTCGTAGGCAGTCCATTTGTGGACCGACCAGCCACCCTCTTTCCCGGTAGTGATATCAAAAAACAAAGAGTTTGTGTAATTGGATGGGGTTCCGATTAGTGCAATAGTACCGCGATAGTCAGCCACTGCTGGCTTAAGAATTGCGTACACCAGTTCCCGAAGGTCAATATTGGTATACATTGAACTTTCATCAATAATAACAAGCCTAAACTTTTGGCCCAAGAACTTAAGCATTTCACTTTCATCAGCATCTGCCCCCGCCATGTAGAGCACCGACCCGTTTGGGAAGGACATGCTCAATTCCGATTTGTTGAATTCTGCTCCAAGTTTATACTTTGTATTGATAATCGATAGCACGTCCTTGATATAGATGCGCTTGATCGACTCTCGGGTCAACCCTATAAGGAGCACGGAGGCCCCCGGGTTCTCGCAGCAGGTCCGGATAGCGTACTCGCCCATCCCATATGACTTGCCCGCTCGCCGCGTGCATATTGCGGCCTTCAGGCGGGCCGTGTCATTTATAAAATCAGTCTGCTGTTGGAAGCTGCTTGACAACCACGGTACGAGGTTTGCTCTTCGTTTTGATAGTTCCTTCAGTATTGACTTGGCTTGCACTGGGTTCATTGTGCTCTCCCTGCGGTATCATCCAACACGTGTTGTAGACAGTCACATATATCGTGTGGTCAACCTTGGCTCGCTTGTGTGTTACGCGAATTAGGGGGCCCTGTACTTCGATCTCATAATTATCATCCCGCACAGTCGTAACTAGCGCCGGACGACCGGACTCTGCCGGTACTGGACATGGCTGAAAAAAATGGGCTACGGCAATTCTCACACTACACCTCGATATGGATTATGCACCAAGTTAAACTTGCGTGATACTATATCCCAGTTTTTCATCGTAAAAGTAGCAGAGATAGGGTGCTGTATCAAATTAGGATGGGCGCGCATTAGCAGTCTACGAGCCATTCCAAGCTGGCGGTACGGATACTTGACGTATATGAAATAGGTGGACACATCCGGGGTGAATATGACATAACCAAATATCTGGTCTGGGTCTTCGGAGTTGCAAAGGACAATTGAACTATTTTCGGACAAAGCGTTAATGAGCTCGTTTTTGAGCGCCGGATAGTACACTTGATTGGGTATGTGCTGAAACTCGGGATAGGCCCGCATAGATTTGAGAAAAGAATTCAGTATAAAATTTAGATCGGATGGCTCAACTGGTCGCGTAATTGGGGTCATGTTTAGCTCCTGCGTAGCGTTTTTAGGAAATAAAGCCAATCATAATCTCCGGCCCAGGGGGACGCCGGCCGGTAAAGTTTAAACCCACAACGTATTAATGAGTTAGCTGAAACTACGTGGTCGGTCGTTGTGTATGTGATAAGATATTTGAGGCCGTTCTTGTTAGCCCAGCGCTCTCGAATCTTGATCAGCTTTGTTTGTAAGCCCTTACCGCGATGGTCGGGGAGAACTCCCGCGCGGATCAAGTAGCCGGTATTCCCCTGTACTACCTTGATACCCGCATAGGCGGCCACGGTCTTGCCCTCATAGGCAATAAACCAGATGGTCGATAATAGATCGACTTGTTCGAGCGGGGCGTCTTCAGGGAAGCAGATCTTGTCCAATTCCTGAATCAGTAGGATCCGTTTCGTCTGTCGTAGTTTCATAGTCTAGCTCATGGCCAAGGGTTTTTGCGGCAACCGATGCGAGGGTGGCGAGCTCAGCGTCCGTGTAGGTAGCTGGATCGGCCCCATTAGCCTGTTCTCTTTGATCTTTTGCCAGGATAACAAGCGTCTTGGCGTAGTTCTGTATGACCAGGGCAGAGGCGTTAGCGACCTGGTCGGCGTGGAGGAGTTGATCAAGATGTCGCTCGATCAAGACCAGGGCCTTTTGCTGCAAGGCCGCCGCATCGATGAACGCCATCGGCGTCTCCTATATTATATATATATTATATATACTTATATTCGATTTGTGTGCTTCGCACTAAAAACAAACTGAATATGTCGTAATGTAATGTCAATAACAAACCGATAAACAAAATGAGAGAAGGGAGATGGAGACTTCTATGATCGAGGTCTACGACCTCTAATACGAGGCCCGGAACTTGCATCCCGATCTGTAGGCGCGCGGATA